TTTCTTACCTGCAAAAAGAACACCATTCTGTAACTTCTCCAAGTAGTCTGCAAGTCTTTTGTAGTAGTCAATTAAATTCTCTCCTTCTTTCTTTCCTTTTACTAGTTCTTGTATGTATTCTTTTGCTCCTTTGCCTAAGGAGGTTGATTCTTCTGAAATCCTTAATAATTCAGCTTGTATTTTGTTACCCTTCGCTATAAAGTCATAGAAAGCGTTTTCGTATTCGTCTAAATCTGTTTCAATATCATCATTACCTATCAGCCATCCTTTCTTTCTGTTTTCTGCATAGTTGGCTTCAGTCTTCCTAATATCTTCCAAGAATTCTGTATATTGTTTTTTATACTCTTCAAACTGTTCTTTTGCTTCTTTTTCTGATATATTAGGCTTTATCTCTATTTCAAATCCTTCATTATTCATCTCTTTTACAAGGGATGATAACGCTTTTCTTGTATCATTTTTAGCTATTTCGTCTATTTCTCCTATTCTTAACTGAGCTGTATAATATTTATTGCTACTTTCTCGTAACATTTTGTTGTATTGAGAATGCACATTCCACAACTCATTAACAAGTTGTAAAGCTGCTCCAAGTGCTATTAACGGAAATGATGTTTTGAACGCTAATCCCAAAGAACGTAATGCGGTTTCTGCTTTTGTAAAAGCAAAGGAAAGCAAGCTAACTCCATTTGCAGCGGCTTTTATCTTAGGGAGTAAAACCATTGAACCAACTACAATGCCAAACGCTTTTGCCACTTCGACAACTGTTTCCCAATTATCAATCAATACCTTAATAGAATCAATAGAACCTTTCAGTGTATCTTCGTTAGCCTTACCGATAGAGTTAAGCATCACATCAATACTGTCTTTCAAGTTGGAAATTTTACCCTGCAAAGTTTCGGCTTGAATTTCCTGCATATTGTAGAACAATCCTCCGCTGTCAGTTAACCGTTTGAAGATGTTCTCAATATCTTCAAAGGTTACTTTTCGTTTTGAAATCATATCCACAATTTGGGCAGTGGTATATGCTTCGCCTTTAACTTCTTCAAAGTAGCGTTGCAATTCTCCATACAAATTGATACCTGCTTCCGTAAACTGACGAACTTCCGTACCACGCAAATACGCTGCCGCTTTGACCTGCCCATAAGCAAGAATAAGTCTGCCCATATCAACACCTAAACCTGCGGACACATCGGCAAGTCGTTTTGTCGTGTCATATAACTTATCGCTCTCAATACGGTATGCTGCAAGCTGTTTTGTGAATGTAACCAGTTCCTTAATCTGGAATGGTGATTTTACAGCAAGTTGGACGGTCTTGTTGAATATCTGGTCCGCTTGCGCCTTATTCTGTAAAATAGCTTCCAAGGAACGTTGCTGTAATTCAAATTCTCCACGTACATTTGCCAACTTGCTGATATAACCTTCAATCTGTGACACGGAGAACACCAAGGCAAGCTGACGGCTTAATTGCCCAGCCGTATTCATTAGGTTGCGATGACGTGTAGCAAGCTGCTGTGATTTAATACCTGCATCAGTCAACGCTTGGTTGTGTTTGGCGATGGCTTGGTTTATCTGTTCAAGTGTGCTTTTATAGTTGGCATCGGTAGTATTCAAAGATAAACGAGCTTTTTTTAGGTACTCTATTGCCGTGATTTGCCGTTGAAGTGTATTTGCTGTTTTAGAAAAGTCAAGCGCACCCTGTGCGGTTGTATTCTGTTTGTAGTTTTGTGCTTTTGCCAAATCTGCCGAAGCCTTATAAGCACGTCTGTCAGCAGCTATTCTTCTTTCCGTCTCTTTTTCTTTAGATTGGGCACGTTGCTCGTCCGTCTTTCGTTGCTCGTCAAGCTCCATCTTCATGTAGCGCATGGCTTCTACCGCAGCCTTTTGTTGCGGCTTTGACAAGTCCATGTTCTCAATGTATTTTTTCAAATCCGAATACCCCTGCTTCAATCCGGAAATATTAAAGTTAGCGAATGAACCTTCTCCGATTTTATTGTTTCCTATTCTGTTTAGCAAATCTGCCGCACGTGAAAGGCTTTCGTTCAGAGAAGTAGTCTTTCTCGTAGTCTCTTCCGCACCTTTTCCTGCTCCTTCAAATGGATTACCTTTTATAGCATCTATCTTTTTGGCTAACGAAGTGATAGCATTCTCTAACTTGCTTGTATCTACTACCACACTGCCAAACCCGTTTTTCAACGCATCCGCGGCCGTATGTGCGTGCTTCTCTATCTTCTCCAGCTTCTCATCGAAACTGTCCAACTTCTTTAATACATCGGGTGTTATGTTGAGGAATGCTCCTGCTTCGTTATTTGACATATCGTTATCCTTTTTTATTAATTATGGGCATACCCAAATCATTCAAATTCTTCAAATCGTCAACCGAACCTATCTTGCTGACCTTCTTCTTTTTCTTGTCCTTGTTTCCGTATTCTACATGGGAAAAATCAAACGAGCTTAACCGGACCTGTCCAATCGTCATTCCCCATAAATATTCGTCACGAGAGCACCAAGTGTTGGAGCGCAGAAAATCAATCATCTGCCCCCATTCGGTACGGGATATTATTAGCTTTGTTCCGTTTTCTTCATCTTCCTCGCCAGTGTCATCTCCCTCACGGTCTGAATCACATTGATACTCTCGAAAAAAAAATCCGTGCTTATGAGGTTAAGGATTTCACCGAGCAATAAAGCCCAATCCTTTATGTCGTATTCCCCCCACATTAGAAGGTCATAGACTTTGTGGTAGTCATCTGAAAGTTCTTTTTTCTCATAATCAGAGAATATCCTGTCCTTGTCATTGAGAAGTGCAAGCGTTATTACATGTGCCACTGCTGGTAGATTTACTGCAAACTCCTTGATAACATCTCCCATGCTCAGTTTCTCTCCTTTGACGATCCGGCACGCTTGTTCGGCTATGAGCCATTGAACACCGGGCTTTAATCCTGTGATACACCATTCCGTACCGTGGAGTTTCATAATGCTTGGGCTGTCGTTCATTATCCTTGCCAAACGTTCCATTGATTCATTGGATACAGGAGTATGAGCTGTTACAGCGTTTTTCTTTGGTTGTGTATCTTTTTCCTTTGCTCTATAAACTGCCATGATTATAAGCATGAAGGGCGGCGGCATGTCAGCCTACCGCCCTGTAAATACTCTAGTTATCTATTATGAACAAGTTCTATTTTGGTAAAGTATAGGCTGAATCTACATAAAATGGTGTTCTAATAGTTTTTTCACCATCGGAGACATTTGCATCATACGCTGTTCCTGCAAGGTTGATACGACCCACATTAGAGTTCAAAGATTCAAGCATTAGTTTTGAGTTAAGTTGGACTTTAGGAACCACAAATGCAGTCATCGTTTCCCCTTCCTCAAACACTACGTCAATCTTTGCATACAATTTCTTATATTGAGCCGGAGCAAAGTATTTGGTAGAGACAGTAGTTCCTGCCGTAAATCCCATGAGAGCGACCAATAGGTCTTTTTGTGTATCTGCAACCTCAGCCGTAAATTGGTATTTGCCAAGCTTCACGATGGAAAGAATGGGGCTGTCGGAAGTTTCGCACTCGATGTCGTTTACATCGTTATCGTCTTGAGCGATTGAAGTGGTATCCTCAACTACATCTTCAAGGATATAAGAGTCACCCTTTGGCATATCGTCTTGTTCAGAGCCAGTGAACAGAGTTGCCACGATGTAAGAAGGCTTGATGAATTTTTTGGCTGTTGCGCCAGTATTGTTTACTGCCATAATTAAAAAATGTTATCCTGTTAATAATCTGTTTACCTTATTGTCACTTCTATATTTATCACGTTGTAGTAGTAGTTCCTATTTTGGTCATAATCTGCATCACGGAAATTTACATCAATCACATAATGGGGGTCTTTGCATGATTCAATAGCCTTGTCAAGCGCAAGTTCCATTTTGTACAGCTCCTTCACGGGCTTCGTGCCGTGACTGTCAACTGATTTTGCGTACAAGAACACGTTGGCAGAACCTTTGGCATAAGCTCCGTAATCTTTCATGGAAAGCACATCAACAAGCACCATTTCTTTCCAATTGCTTTCAACAGTGGCAGGCATATTCCCGATGAACAGGTTGTCGGATATAGCCGCTTTTGTCAGCAGCATGGAAAAAAAGTTTTCCACTTTTGATGTTGTCTTGTATTTGCTATCCATATAATCAGTATTTACCGTTCTTTATAATTCCAAAAGTTGAACCTTTAATTCTGTTACTTAATGCTTTGAGTTGGTTTTGAGCAATGGCGATTACCTCATATTTGTACTTTCCCTGTAATATTTGTCCGTATGGCATTGCGGCTACTATCACAAGGTCAATTCCATCATGAGGCTTATATTTACGTTCAAGAAAATCCGTTATCGCATCACGTCCGTATAGCGGCTCTCTCTCCCAAATTCTTGGGGCTAATGCGTATTTCGTTTGATAACAGCTTTTGGATAGTTTGCCATTAACATATATTCCCCATCCGTAGCTATCATGAAGGTTGTCTGTATCATTTTTATAAGTAACCCTATTCAATTCTTCTGCAATTATTTTGTCAGCTTCTTCCGATAAGAACTTTATAAGTTTATTCAATGAATCTGTCTTAACCTTCTTTGCCATAGCCTACACCTCGCTCATTTTAATATCAACCGAGCAACCACCAAGTTGACTATATTCAAGCCCTATAACCCTGCCTTGGATTGGTATTGCATAATCCTTGCATTTAAAATTGGTATTGAAACGTATAGGTAGCTTCTCACCAACTTTGCACGGGAAAAATACTTTATAGTCAGCCATGATAGTACCAGAATTAATCAGCTTTGCAGCCTGCTGTATGTCACATTCAGTTTCAAGAAGGATGGTCTCTCCCGTAGTGGGAACTTCGGGAGAACTATCCGTTTTTTCATTCCCAAGCAAGTCACCGTCACCGAGAAGGTTCCCGTCTTCCGGCTTATTCGTTATCACGGTGTAGAATGTGCCATGAAACGGGTATTCTGCTATTGCTTTTCTTTTGAGACGCATAAACTATACATCTAATGAATTTTCATTGACCCAACTCATACTACCCGAATCCATGCTTTTCAACGCTTCTTCTTCACCATACTTTTTGTACAGTGCTTTCAGACGGTCTTTCAAGTTTTGGATTATGGCAGCCGTTACCGTCTCACTACCTATGTCCTGTCTGTAACTGCCATGTTGGAGTGATGATGAAGCCACAGACCACGGACCGTTAATGACAAGCTCGTACAGTGCGATAAGGCAATGGTCTTTAGTGCATTCATCTATTTCGGAACGGTCTGAAATAAACATCAAACCGTTTTCGTATGCGATATTTTCAAGCGCATCATCTTCAAAGACAAATCTCGTAAGCCCATTGAGGTATGCTATCGGGTCAAATGATTTTTCCATAACTACTACGCAATGTGTTGTACATTTAATCGTCTGCCTGACTTGTGTCTACAATTACGTGATTACGAAATGTTTTCAGTGCAGGACAAGCTGACATCATTACATCAGTATGCCATTCCTTGTACAGCCCGTTGTTTGTTGTTGTATTCACAATTGTGCAGAGCCCATCATTAGCTTGAGCAAAAATCTTGGTTATTACGCTTGAACCATATTTGTCAAACATCTGTTTGTCTAAGTTATTGGTGTATTCAAACTCACAAGCATATCCGGCAGGACGGAGAACTGCAATCTTATCATCCCAACCTTGCACGAATGTGTCTCCGGTATTGGTAAGATTACGCTCACGTTCTTCTACAATTTCAATTGGAGATACACCGGGATAATCACGGAAAGCTGCTAAGAACAACTCTCGTGTAGTAGGCGCAGTAGCGGTTGTTGCGATGTAAGCTAAAGGATTTTTCTTGAAACTTTCAATCAATTCCTTAACTTCGGCATTTTGCAGCATTACTTCGTAAAACATCTTGCGCGTAACCTGCCATACCATTGCACCTTCATATCCCCATTTTTCACGAAATTTTTTCTCCTTTTCTGCCATTTGGCTCAGAATCTTGCATTCAGCGTCAGTCCACACCTTGGTTCCTGCTTTGGTGAAATTTTCACTCGGAATGTCAGCCTTGTGCAACGGAATTTGAATACCACGTGCGATATTGCGGTAGTCAATATAACTTTTAGACATTAACTGTGCAGTCATGAAGTTCATGGTTGCGTCCGCACTATCAAGCTGTGACTGTAATGTATATACCCAAGCGGCTACCAAATCGGCATCGTTTCCAAACAACTCAAACTGTTGTTCTTTTGCTTCACGTTCCATAGCTGTTTCAACGAAACCGGGAGCGATAAAATCAGGAATGGATGCGGTGTACCAGTACAGGCCTTCCTTATCCATTTGATTACTGTCACCAAGAGGTGCACGCAAATCCATCAAAGGAGCGGCTTTCAAGTCACGTCCTTTCACAGAAAAAGTAGCAATGCCATTAGGGGCGATAGGTGTGGGAGCACCAGCTTTTACACCTTGGGTCTTGTACCAACCATAATTAGTGTATAGCAGACCTTCTGTATTGACAAAGGATTGCAAGAAACGTTGATTGGTCTTGTCTGAAAAGAATCTTGCATATCTGCTGTTATTAAAATCAAATTTAGGCATAGTTTCGTCAATTTTAAATGTTAAACCAACCCTTAACCTTGCTCTTGTTCAAAGCTTTTAATGCAGCCGAAAGAGGTTGCATACGGTCTTCGTAGAGGAATACATCTCCTAATGCCAATGCAGGAGTGA